GGAGTCTCCGGATCTGTTGCATCTTCCGGCGAGGGCTCCCGCCCACCATCATCGTCTGGATCTTCTGGGCCTTCGTCTTCTGGGCCCTCTTCATCCTCGCCTTCGTCCGGCTTCTCTCCAAGCAATTCGTGCTCGAGATATTCAATGTAAAGCGACATTGGCATGTAGCCCTTTGGCGACATGACCCAAATCTCATCACCGTATTCGCCAATGCCGTCTTGTCCGCGCTCCTTCAGCGCGTCATTGATGCGCAACCATGGCAGACCGCCAAGCGCAGCCTTGTAGTATTCGGCGATTGCAGACTGACTTGCGCGACCAACGTCGGTGTAGGCAAAGCGCAGGGTCTCGTCAAAGCGCCAGATGATTTCGCGGGTCAGATACTCAGCAATGAGGTCAAGCAGCGGAGCAATGCCGTTGTCGGCAGTGAATGCTGCGCCAACCTCTGCGGTGCTCTGGTTGACGTCAAAGGAAATACCGATGTCCTGTGGCTGAACGCCAAAGACCGCACAAATCTTTCGCGCCAGATAAATCTGCCACTCCATGAACTGCATGTCGCGGTTTGACGCACCAAGTGGTGTCCACTTAACACCCTTACCACCGCCAACAATCGCAACCATGCTCTTGCCGCCGATTTCCGCTTCCCAATACGCTTTGAACTGGTCAACCTGGTCGGGGCGAATGCCTTCACCAAGATCAATGATTCCCGGAGGTGCGGCCTGCATAACAGACTTTGAGTTGTATGCAGCGGCAGCAAGGTCTGCCTCAATCGTCTCAGCAAGAACCTCAAGGGGTGAAAGGCCAAGAGGGGAATACGTTACTGGGTTGTGGATTAGCACAACCATTTCCTCGTTGCGATATTCGGCAACAATCTTTCCAGTCGCATCCAACTCAAAATAGCGTGGCTCATTTGGCTTTGTGCCGTCCCAATCCTGGTCAAACGCAATGAATCCGGCATCCTTTGGCCAGAGGTTGGCAATCTTCTTTGCTCCAGCCTGGCCGGCGCGCGCGCCGCGCGTAAGTTCAACTTCAATGCAGCCCTGGTCGAGAACGAGCAAGTCCTCAACAACAGGCTCAATAAATGAGCGGAATGAATCGCCACGGCTATTTGGGTGGCGGAACATGTAGCGAAGTTCCTCAACAATCTTCTGATTTGGCGTCGAGTTACCGTCAAGGTCGACAATGTCCCATCGCGCGCGGCTGACCTGCTGTCGACGCAGGTTGATTGCGGCGCGGAGCCATGGGTTGTTGCGCGACCATCGTCGCAATTGCGCAACACTGCGCTTCATCACACCACCCTGGCCAACTGCGGCGCGGGCGTATGGGCTGTTCTCCCAGTCTGGGATTACTCCAATTTCCGACTTGGGCGTGGTGACAACTTCTGCTGGCGTTCTGCCAAGAATCCTGTCAAGGAGGCTGGGGCGTTCGTCTGCCATCTATCTATATCCCCTTCGATGCTTTTGCAGAGCGCTCTGCCAAACACCATTCAACATGTCTTGATTAATCATTTCGCGTGTCTCAGCAAGTGTCCGCATGATGACCGGCTTGCCATCTTCGTATGTTACCGCACGCATGCAAGGGTACCTCGACCACCATTGTGGCACAACAAAGTTCCCATCTGTGAACTTTACCTCGATTGTTCCCTGAACGTCGAAGCCCACGACTACTCCTCGTCTTCGGCGATCTCTACCGATTCGGCGTCGTCCTCTTCTGCAGTCTCCTGCTCAAGCATCTGCTCGGCATCAAGGTTGTACTTCTTCCTTTGCGGGACGCTCATCTTAGCCTTATGCAGGTCAATGTAGCAGGTGTCGCAGACAAGATAGCGCCTTTGCCCCTTGGCCCTGGGGACCATTGGCTCAGGGACAAGGTTTCCCTCTAGATGGTTTGACCCCGTAAGAATGGTGCAACTAGCGCACCTTGGATGGGCGGAGCGGTTTGCCATGTACTCCTTGAAGAGGGGGGCGGCCTGCTTTTGGAGTCGCTTAATCGCCAGGGTAATTTCCCGAAGTTGCTCTTCCGTATGGTTTATCTCGGCGCACAAGTTGCAAACAGATTGACTCATTAGCATATTGTAGCAGTTTCTGAAGATTATGGGATCTTTTCCAGAGTTTCACGTGAAACGTGTTTTTCCCCGCATATCGTAAAGATGTTGTAATATGTCCATGCATGTGCATATAATCTTTAAGGCCTGGGTAGTCCGGAGCCAAACAAAGTATCTATTGACGAGTTGATGATACTGAAGTAGATGCGACCCGCAGGGTCGCCAAGCAGCCCGAAGGGGGATACTGTGGACTTTAAACTCTTCACCGGAACGCTTAAGGCATACGAGACGGAGAGCGGCGACCGCTTCGTCTCCGGAACCACCTCCTCAACGATCCGCGACCTCCATGGCGATGCCATGGCAATGTCCGCGTTGAAGAGCATGGAAGACACCGCCAAGCAGAATATGACCGTCTTCCTCAATCACAACTACAACGTCCCAGAGGATCTCTTTGGCTCGGCAACCGATGCGCGCATTGTTAAGCGCATGGACGAAGAGACCGGACAAGAGGTCTATGACCTTGATATTGACGTCAAGGTTTGCCCAGAAGACGAAAACCCACAGGCGATGCAGGCTTACCGTGCCATTAAGCGCGGCGTCAAGTTGGGGCTTTCCATCGGCGCGCGCGTTGAGCATGCCGACAAGAAGCGCGACGAAAAGAGCGGCGTTGACACTTATGTCATCAATAAGGTCCGCCTTCTTGAGGCAAGCGTAGTTGGCATCCCGGCAAACCAGCGCTCGTATCTTCACAACGCTGTGAAGAGCCTGCGCTCGGGCGCTGATGACCTTGATGTTTTTGCTAAGTCTGAAAAGTCTGTCGGCGATGAGTTTGCTGATGGTAATATTGTTGTAGCAGAGGGCACAGCCCCTGAAGGAATGGAGAAAAACATGAGCGAAGAGATCGCCCCGCAGGCAGTCGAAGAGGCCCCAGTGGCCGAAGAGGCTGCTGAGCATGCGGCAGAGCCTGCTGCTGAAGTTGTCGCAGAGGAAACTGCGCCAGCCGCAGAGGAAACTGCGCCAGCCGCAGAGGAAACTGCGCCAATCGTTGAGATTGTCGCCGCTGCAGAAATTACACCTGCCGTAGAGGAGCCAGTAACGGACGTCGAGGAGTACCGAGAGGTCTCTGAGGCTGATGTTGCAGAGGTCCTTGCTTCGGCCACTAGCAACCGCCTTGCACTGGAGACCGGAGCGCCTGTTGAGGGCGTGGCCGAGACTCCTGCTGCAGAGCCAGTTGCTGCGGAGCCAGTTGCAGAGGAAGTTGCCCCCGAGGCAGCGCCTGCAGAGGCTGCGCCTAATGATGCGGTTATCGAGGAGCCGGGCGCCGAACCTGCTTCCGAGGACCAGGGCGTTGAGCCCGTTGTAGAGGATCGTGGAGAGGCTGAGAAGTCCGCCGACGTGGATGACATCAGCAAACTCGTCACGGTCGCCAAGTCGGCACTTGATGCAGCCTTTAAGGCGCAGCAGGAGGTGGAGTCACTCCGCAAGGAGAACACCGAACTCGCTGCCGCAAAGGCCAAGGTTGAGAAGGACTTGGAGAGCGCGAACAGCATTATCGACCGAATGTCGGCCGAGCCTGTTGGTCGCAAGTTGATTTCTAAGGCTACGGAGCAGCGCCACAGCGATGCTACGTGGTTGCATCCTTATATCCAGCGCGTCCTAGAGGCGCAGGATTAATAAGAAAGAAAAGAAGGAAAATAATCATGAGTGAGATCAAGGAAAAGTTGCAGGATCTGGAGAAGGGCCTTGAGTCCCTTGGCCAGGCTCCTGTAGTAGTCGGTAAGGATACCGACACGACCGCAAAGTCTTATGACGCAGCGGAAGGTGCCGCCCTTCAGCGCGAGTTGCGCAAGCGATTCAAGCAGATGAGCAGCGCCGAGATCACCGAGATGCTCGACATCCAGGCTTCCCGCGAGAATGGTAAGCAGGCTTCGTCCGAGGTGCTTAACACCTTGGCAGTTGCTAACCCACAGATCGCTAAGTTGCTTGATGCGAGCGGCGGTGCCGCGCTTATCCGCCAGGACTTGGAGCCAATGCTCTACGCCCTGTTTGTAAAGCGATTCCCGCTGTTTGAGCGCATGCGCAAGGAGCCTGCAAACGGCTTGGTGCACGCCTACAATCAGCAGACCTCGTACGGTGATGCAGTGTTCCAGACGGAGTTGGGCACGGTGACGGATGACGTGAACGTCTACGCTCGCCAGACCACCAACGTCGCGGTGCTCGCCACCCGCCGTGGTATTTCTCTCAAGTCGCAGTTCGCCATTCAGCAGGGTGGCGCGGCCGGTAATCACGGCCTCGCAACCGAGTTGTCGGGCGGCGTCACCGCAATCGCTCACAAGTTGCAGAAGCAGGTCCTCCAGGGCAACGCTTCTACTTCCGCGAGCGCCGGTGCATCGACGGAGTTGGGCGCGTGGGACGTGAACGGCTTCGACGGTTTGCGCAAGTTGTTGGGTACCGCTGCCTCCGCAGGCAACGTCATCACCAACAAGGGCACTTCGTCGTACACGGCTGCTATCAACGAGACCGTTGCTGGCATCCTGAACAACGGCGGTAACCCTTCGGCCATCGTTTTGAGCCCGACGGATTACGCTGCCTACACGAACGAGTTGCTCTCACTGGTCCGCTATCCAGGCGCTGGAAGCGTTGACGCAGGTCTTGGCCTTGGCAGCGTTGCCACGCCAGCCGGCGCTCTTCCGCTTCTTGCGATTCCTGGCGACGGGGTTGGTTCGTACGCTATCACCTCTGGTGGTACGACCACGAACTACCGCGACATGTACGTGATCGACGAGGATGTTTGGTCGATGCCGTTCCTCGGGAACGACGCGATCACCACGCTCGAGATTCCAGTAGGTGTTGCTGGTGCCCTGACCCGTCTGTACATTCAGTTCTGCATGTACGGTTTGGCCAGCAAGGCTCCGCAGTTCAACGGAAAGATCCGCGTCACGGTTGCGTAATAGCGTCGTAGCGTAGTTCTACAAAAGGGGCCGGGCTTAGGCCCGGCCCCTTTTAGTTAAGGAGATTTATGAGTAATTCATTGATTGACGAAAACGGCAAGTACATTGATCCGATGGATCGCAGCAAAGAGGCGGAGAGCCCGGAGAAGGTTGGGGCAGAACTTGGCCTCAGGGTAATCAGCAAGGCTGCCAATGAGCAGATCGCCCCAAAGAGCCTTTACAGGGTATACATGCCCATCGGCGACGCCACCGTGGCGCTCTCAGATGGCAGAAGGTATATGTTTGTTAACGACGAGTGCAATGTTTATGGCAAGCACTTGAACGAGTTGCTCGGGATGGGCGCTCGAAGGATCAAGCAGGATCGCGGCCAGGCGGATCGCGTCTTTGAAGACGAAAACAAGTAACAAAAGCACAACACCACGTCGATTGCAGGCTAAAGCCGAATGGACGTGGTGTTCTGTTTGGCATAGTATTTAACCATGATCAAAGTAACAATGTCCGTTCCGAACATTGCAAGCGTCATGGCGACGTATACCCACATACAGTTGGGCAGAGCAGCGACGTCTGCAGACGCAACGTCTCGATCTGGAACATTTGTTGATCTTGGCGTAGTAGTTGCTCTCTCGTCGCTCGTGACGGCGTATGACTACTTGGACGAGGGTGCCGCAGTCGGACAGTGGTACACCTGGAGGCCATCAAACTCCACCGGTTCTTCTGGTGGCTCGTACAGCACCCCAGAGAAGGGTCAAGAGCAGGGCTATATCACCGTTGACCAGTTCCGGGAGTACGAGATAGGCGTATTGACCAATCCAGACGGAACAGATATGGGTGACAGAAAAATAGAGCGATTTATTAAGGTTGCAAGCGGGCTTGTTGACGCTTACACCCAGCAGTCTTTCAGGGTTGAGCAACATACCGAGAGACACAAGTGGTCTCAGGCAACAAGGAGAATTTACCCATACAGAAGGCCGATCAACTCTATAGTTTCTCTTACCGTTAACGTAAGCGCGCAGCAGAGTGCTGCCTTTACCGTCAATGACATCTTTGTTAACAAGGATAGAAATTACTTCGAAGTTACGAGCCTTGCAACCGTAACCTACTCGCTCTTTCCGGTTCTGGTTAACCTCGGCTTGATTGAGCCTGTTGCAATTTTGACCTATACAAGCGGATTCCCTGAGGTTCCAGAAGATGTCAAGGACGCTACTGCAATTATTTCTTCGCACCTTCTGGCCGAAGAGTCCCTTATTCAGCAGGGCCTAGGCGGGATGAGCGAATTAACGGTTGGCTCAATGACAATGAAGCGAAGCGCAGCAAACCCCGGCGTGCGTCTTAATGGCATTCCGGGAACCGCCGCTGCCATTCTTGATCGGTACGTTGGGGTAAATGTGAGATGAGCCTTCCAGGATTCAATACCAGCATCACAATTCAAAGGGTTTCGCAGACTGGTCACGAGGATGACGGGACGCCGATCGTCGCCCTTTCGCTTGTGTGGAAAGGTAAAGCCCACTACCAGCCAGAGACAAAAGACTCCATCGTGCAGTTAGACACTGCCACCGGTAGCGCCGCAGAGTCAAAGTACTTGTTTTTTGTACCGTATCTTACTGGTGTAAACCGACCTGTCCTAACAGATGTTATTGATGCGGATGAGTTGCAGTATGTCATCGAGGAGATTAGCAGGGAGGGTTTCAAGCACCATCTAATCTTGATGGCAAAGAGGGTAGATCGTTAATGGCCAGGCGGGGCTCTCCGGCAAGCCTTAGGCCGGGAAGAAAACAGATCTACCTCGGTGGCATTATGGCCGCCAGCGGTTCTGGGAGGAAATTAGACGCAATTGCAAGGGACCTCCGGGCAACCGCGAAAGCGATGAAAGATATTGGCCTGAATCGATCGTTCTTGATGATTTACATCCGGAACAAGCCGGAAGTAATGCAGGAACTTTTTGACGCCTGGCTATCTGCGCTTTATGGTCCCGGCGCCCTAACTTCCTGGTTTCAAAATTCTAGGCCGGCCCAGATGAAAGGCATACCTGGTGGTGCAAATCTTGGCGTCCCGGTGGATACGGGGGCGCTGCAGGACTCTCTGACGTACGAGGATGCAGAGGGCGCTATCCACGAGGTTTCCATCAGCAGGAATGGCAGGTTGTCTTTTAGGTACGGCGCAGCACCAAAGAGGCAATATGAATACGAGCAAGGCCCAGGCATGTATTCAACTGGGGTCTCCTATAACAAGGTTCCAGTCGATGATGCCAATGACACGTACATTGACGAAATCAACGCCTTTTACTCAGAAGGGGGCGAAGGTTTTTTTGAGATAGGCATTGAGGAAATGGGAAAAAACGCGCGGCTTAAGGATTTCCGAAATGAGGTTGCGGGAATACTAAGGCGCGAGGCGGCAACCTATATCGCGGAAAGAAGAAATCGCTAGGGCTTTCCCTTGTAGCGCTTTCCGCGCCAAACCAACTCGTTCCCAGTCCAAGAAGCAAAGTCTGGCTGCCACTCTCCTGCGCCAGTGCCAAACCGCTCAATGACCGCAAAGCCGGCAGCCCAACGGCTGACCTGGTGCTGGGCAAGATAGCCCAACTCCGTTCGTCGGCACATCATCCCCGTGGAGATGGCGGCGAGCCTGCGCTCATTAACGCCAGCAAAGCCACCAACCGTCTTGAAGGCAAGCCCCTGCGAGTGGTCATGACCACCAACAACAGAAACCCCTGCGGCATCAACAATTGGCATAATGCTGGCGCCACCGCCGGTGTTCTTGGAATACGTCCCGTGCGTGGCAATAAGGTCCGGGGCAATCTGGTAATAAGAGCGCAAATTCTCTGGACCAGAGAACGCCGTCCCTTCGTAGACGGCTGGCTCGATTCCCAATCGCTCAAGCCTGAGTAGGGAAGAAAGCGAAAGCATCTCAACCCCGTTGATATCAGTAATACCCACTAGTTCTGGGGCCTTGCGCGCAAGCCACTTGCTCATTCGCGCTTCGTGGTTCCCGTAGATAAATACAATCTTTGCAGCCTTTCCAGCCGCTGCCCTGATTTCTGCAAGGCGGTTATGTGAATGCTGCAACTCGTCCTGGATTGACATACCAAGGCGTGGGTCCCTATCAAATGCGCTTGCTGCAGTTAGGTCAAGAATGTCACCGGTCAGAACGACCTGATCGGGACGCTCTGAGGCCAGGAAGGTGAGGAACGACGCGAATACTTCGCCGTCCTCAAATGGGAATTGGAAGTCCCCTGCGGCAACAATGAGTTCGCCACGATTGCGCTCTACGGTTCCCATGCGGGCAACGTAGTCAATCTTTCTGAACTCCACCATTCCAATATCGGACATCTGTTTCAATTCTTCCATTGACGATGGGGTTGGCATCTTATTATGGCCTCCATTGAACCTTCGACCGTCTTGGATGTCCGCCGCTGAGCGACGGCCATTAAATCTACGACCGTCCTGGATGTCCGTTTGCCCACGGCGCAGGCGGTCACGCTTCACTCGGTAAGAATCAAATCCTCGCTCTGGGTACTTTTTGTGGAAATCATCCCACTCAAGATGCAATGCGTCTTTACGCTCTGCATCAGTCCAGTAGCGCGTAGGCATAGAAACCTCCCGTGCGTTTTGGATTTTTAAAGGCGGATTACGCCTTCTTGGCCTTCTTGGCAGCCGGCTTTGCAGCGGGCTTCGCAGCGGGCTTCGCAGCCTTCTTTGCGGCTGGCTTGGCAACAGGCTTAGCCTTTGCTGCCTTTTTAACGGCTGGCTTTACAGCCTTCTTGGCGGTCTTCTTGCCACCAAAGATCTTATTCAAAATCGACATATCCACACTCCATGCTAGGTCCGGGCTATTTGCCGAACACCTGCATGATAACAGCATATAGGGCAAGCAACAAGGCCAGAACAGAACCCCCCTCAGGAAAGGCCCATCTAAGCAGCGACTTTTGCTGGGCGTCCTGAGCCTCTCGGCGGATCTGCTCCTCCCGCATTTCGGTCAGGGTCTTATGGATCTTCTCCATGCTGTCTTCAAGGTCATCAATGCGACGAGAGACGTCGCCAAGTTTAGTCGTCATTTCTCCCCTCCAATGGGCCCATTCTGTGAGGTAGTCAATGTCTGCCATGGGGGTATTCTCTCTCATTACACAATAAGAATAAAGTTGAATTGCTGCTACGTAGCATTTGCAGCCCTAGACCCCCTTCCTGATGTCGTATAATATGCTGCATATGAAGGGATTGTATGAGACGTTCTTTTCGGTCATGAGCGCAGATAACTCGCTGCAAAGCCTGTTGTCTGGGACTTCGGTCGACAAGAAGGTCTACCCAATTCATCATGCTGGGGCAAGTAACCCCCCAGCGGTACGGATTGCCGTTCACAGCGGAAGCAGTGAAGTCGGTCGGCTAGTAGAGAGAGTTGTAGTTGATGTGCTTATTGCGTCGGCGAGCGGCACGACCCAACTCAACAGCATCTCGAAGCGGGTTGATGAACTGGTTAACCGACAGCGGTTGTCTGGGCCAAATGGTGTAGTAGTGCACTTGTGCGTCAAGTTGCTTGAGCGCGATGCCTACGACGCAAAGTCTTTAGAATATCGGAGAATAATCCGATATGGCGTAATAATGAAATAGAGTAGGAGAAATACTATGCTTACACTCGGTTCTGGTCGCATTTATGTGGCCGACTGGTACGAAGGAGCCTCGACGGTTCCTAGCGCTACGTACGTGAGCGGCACGCCGACCTCGACGCAGTCGCAGTTGTTTGAGATTGGTGAAATCGCCGGCGACGTCGAGTTCACCCTTGAGTTCCAGGAGCGCGAGTTCTACGGTCAGTCGAACTTCGCAATTCAGAAGGCCTACTTCGGCGGTAAGTGCGAGTTGAACGCTCGCCGCGTTGAGTTGAACCTTTCGAACCTCCAGAACTTCTGGACGACCGGCAACCTTGCCGCTCGTGACACCTTGACCTCGTATGACCACGACGTGACGGCCTCAGGCCTCCCACGCCCGTTGTACGTCAAGTTTGTTCACACGCGCTCGGATGACCCGTCGAAGACGGTAACTGTTCACCTTTATAAGGCGTTCAGCCCACGTCTGACCTTCCCATTCACACGTGAAGACATCACCACCATGGACCTTTCGTTCATGGGTGTGACGGACCGCGATGTGGCTGGTGCCGCCGACAAGATTCTTCTTGTTGAGGCTGCCTAATTGATTGCGGCGTAAGCCGCGATCAAACCCCCGCCCGGCTTGCCGGGCGGGGGGACGACTCTCCTGCTACCCCCCACTAAAAACCCCTACTTTGTTGTACAATGAATAAGCCGTTTGGCAGGAAGTTATAGAGGAGATTAACCATGGCAGATCTTAAAGCCCTACAGAACAAGGGCGCACTCACCCTCAACGACTTGGCGGATCTTGAGGAGAAGTTTAATAGCCGACTGGATCAGTTGGATACAACCCGCTTCACCGTACTTCGCTACATCATGTGGCTGGTCATTCGCCGCGAAGAGCCTGGCGTTACCGAGCATGCAGTTGGTGAGCGATTCGACCTCCAGAGCCTGCAGGTAGAGGCCCTCTCCGTCCTTC